TGCGAGGTCGCGAAACGCTCGCATGATCTTGATCATCTCATCCTGAAGAGCGCCGTAGGCTTGGCGAGGGTCCTTCGTCTTCGCCTTTTCTGCAGACAACACGACCTCTGCAATCTCTGACACGCTGTCGAGGATGACCCAATCGTAACCGTGGTCGCCGTTGCGAAGCTCTGAATAGACAGCACGCAACGAATCCATCGTGGAGACCTCGACCACATCAGCATCAAGGTCCGCTCCAGCCAACGAAAGCAAGCCCGACTCTGACGACAAAATCAACAGTTTGCCCGGAAGCGACGCAATGAGCGTGGTCTTCCCGACGCCGGACCCACCGTAGACAATGATCTTAGGGGCACGCGCTTCAATGGCGTCCTTCAGGCTCTTCTTCGCAATCACGTTTCACCTCTTTGTGAAATGGAACCTAAGCACATGCTGCCATCGTGTCAACAAAAAAAGTTGAATCAGCCGACAAACGGCGCTAGGGTGCGCTCATGAAACTACGTGGATACCAGAGAGAAGCCGTCGACGCTGTGATCGCCTATTGGGAAAGAGGCGGCATGCATCCGCTCGTGGAGATCCCGACGGGAGGCGGCAAGACGGCGGTTCTTGGCGAGCTTGCCCGGTTCGTCGTGCAGGATTGCGACGGGCGCGTCGTCATCGCAACGCACCGCGCTGAGTTGATCGATCAAGACTCTGCCGCCGTCCGCAAGATGTGGCCAGAGGCACCGATGGCTGTTTGGTCCGCTAGCCTGAAGAAGCGCGGCGTCTCTGCGATCACGGTCTGTGGTGTGCAGACCGTGGCGCGCAAGGCGGAGCAACTCGGTAACGTAGATGTGCTCATCGTCGACGAAGCCCACCTCATCCCGCCAGAGGGAGACGGGCAGTATCAGACGATGGTGAAAGGCCTGCGGGCCATCAATCCTGGCCTGCGGATCGTTGGGTTGACTGCCACACCTCACAGGCTCGGGCAGGGCTACCTCACCCAAGGGCCGACGGCGTTGTTCACCTCCATTGTCTACCGTTGCGACGTCGCTCGGTTGATTGGTGATGGTTTCCTGTCCCCCCTCGTGACTGGCACGGCATCGACACAGATTGACGTGTCGCAAGTGGCAACCCGCATGGGCGAGTTTGCCGCGCGTGACCTCGAGCTTGCTGCTGACATCGAAGAGGTGACGCAGAAGGTGGCCGACGATGTCCACGAGGCGCTACAGGATGGCCGGACGTCGGCGCTGTTGTTCGGGTGCTCCGTCACCCACGCCAACCATCTGGCGGACGCTGTGCGGGATCGTGGGCACTCCTGCGAGGTCATCACGGGCGAGACAGAACAGATGATCCGTCAGTCCATCATCGGGCGCTTCCGTCGTCGGGAACTTTCCGCTCTGGCGTCCTGCGACGTGCTCACGACGGGCTTCGACGCGCCTGTTGTCGATGTTTTAGCCATCGTGCGCGCCACACAATCCACATCGCTCTACCAACAGATCGTCGGGCGAGGGATGCGTATTGCGGAAGGCAAGACTGATTGCGTAATCCTCGACTATGGCGGCAACGTGGCGCGCCATGGCCCCGTCGACAACGTGCGGGTGAAAGAGGCGACGAAAGGCAAAGGAGACGGCGATGCCCCGGTCAAAATCTGCCCGGTGTGCATGGCGATGCAGCCGACGTCGGCTCGTGCATGCTCCGAGTGTGACAGCGAGTTCCCGCCACCAGAGAAGAAAGCAAACGCCATTGCGAGCAACCTCCCGATCCTGTCAGGGCCGACGATAAAGCCGACCGCGACGATCCATGAGATCACGTCTGTCCGGTTTGCTGTGCATCGCAAAAAAGGCAACGCCGATGCACCGTCGACGATGCGTGTTGAATACTACAACGAGGCTAGCTTTCTTGAGATGGCTCCTGTTGCAGTCAAGGTCGCCAGTGAATGGGTGTGCATCGAACACGACGGATTCGCCTACAACAAAGCTGCTGCATGGTGGAAAGAGAACGTCTGTGGCGTCGACATGCCGGACACCGCAAGCGAAGCCGTCGCGTTGATGGACCAGGGCTACATGCGCCGCGTCGTCGCCATCAAGACGATTCCCGACGGAGACTACACGCGCATCGTAGCGGTCGACCACGGACCGGCGCTCGTTGCCGCTACGTGGGACGAAGACGAAGAGATCCCCTTTTGACTCTGCATGTGATATGCAGGGCAGAACCGTGGCGCTCGAAAGGCGCCACCAAGACCGGGCCGAAAGCCCAAAGGTAGAAAATGAAACAGCTTTCATCGTTTTTCGTCGTCGTTGGCGAGACCCCAAACTTTTCTGTTTGCGAGACAGTCTGCAATGAATACATTTGGCGCTTTGTGATTGAGTGGGACGAAGACCACGATTTACGAATCGTCGACGTCATCAACCATCTGATCTCAACACACTGCTTTGCTGAACATGACGTCACAACCATTGGAGAGTCGTCCGGGTGCCTGAACATCTGGTCGTACCTTGGACAGCAACAGTTTTTCGATGGATACTCTGTCAACGGAGATCAATGGTTTGTCGTCGTCAACGACAAAAAAGACGTGGTCGGCAAGGCGCTCGGCGCTGGTGCTCGCCGCTTTGTTGATGTCGTTTCCGTTATCGGGTCAAACAATGACTAGCCTCGATCTTGCCCTCTCCCTCGCCAACAACGGCTGGGCCGTCTTCCCCATCGGCAAGCAGAAGCGCCCGATTGTCGACGCTTGGGACGTCGTCGCCAGCAACGATGCCGACAAGGTGCGGGCGCTCTTCAGGCCCTATCCGACGTGTGCTGTTGGCATTGCTTGTGGTCGGTCATCGGGCTTGTTCGTCGTCGACGTCGACAGCGCCGATCCGGCTCACCCGATCCATGAGCGCATGGATCCGACGTTGATTGTGCAAACACCACGAGGAGGCTTTCACTACTACTACGCCATGCCAGAGGGAGGCGACGACGACGACGTTTTGCGCAACACGCAAAAGGCGAAGGGCTGCCTAGGGTTTGATGACGTCGACACTCGCGGGATTGGTGGCTACGTTGTTGGCCCCGGCTCCACGACAGCGGCTGGAACCTATGATGTGCTCTGCGAAGTTGAACCGGCTCCCATCCCGACATGGGTGCTCGAGGCGATGCGGGCCTACAAGCGACCCAAGGCGCCAGCACAGCAGATCCTGCCGTCCAGCGTCATGGACCCATCACGGCGCCTCGAGCGTGCCCGCGCCTACGTGGCCCGGATGCCGGGGGCTATCTCGGGCAGCGGTGGCCACACTGCCGCGATGAAAGTCGCTCGAGCATGTGCCACGGGTTTTGGGCTGTGTGAGTCGGAGATCCTCGAGGTCATGCGGGAATGGTCGCAGGGGTGCTCCCCGCCGTGGTCAGAGCGGGAACTCCAGCACAAAGCCAAGGAAGCCGCATCCAAGCCCGACCCCAAGGGCAACAGCCCCGGTCACATGCTGGTGTCGAGGTTCGATGACCCGCTGCATGGGATGCAGATCACCGGTCAAGAAGTCGAGGGAGAGATCGTCGACGCTGTCGTTGACAGCACGCCAGCACGCCAGTTTGTGCGCCTGCCAGAGCCGGACGATGACGCGCAATGGGCGTTGCTTGACGACGTGCGGTCGCTTGGCGGGCTTTGCGAGTCATTCCCGGCATGGGTGTTGAACGGCGCCGACTACCCTCAACCTGGTCTGACCTTGGGTGCGCTCGTGGCGCTTGGGTCCGCACTTGGCGCAAGGCGCTGGACATTTGATCGGGCGACGTCTGCGCAGATCGTGTGTGCTGTGGCACCGACTGCAACCGGCAAGGGCCGACCACAAGGCGCGCTGTCCCAAGTCTTGCGGGAAATCTGGCCTGGCTCCATTGGCGCCAATGACCTGTCTTCAACAGTCAGCACGATCACGAGGATCGAAGAGGCCACCAATTACGGTACCGGCCTGCTTCTGGTGTTGGACGAGTACGGACCGCGTCTCAAAGCCCTTTTTGACGCACGGTCTGGTCACCAGCGGGACATGCGGGCGTTGCTGCTGACCATGGCAACCATCGGGACCGGCTCCTACGTTGCGGCCACGTCCGCCACCCGAGGCGGCAAGGACCGGACGATCACAGCCCCGGCGCTGTCGATCTTCGGCTCGAGCACGCCAGCGGCTTTGCATGACGCCATTGGGCAGATGGCTGTTGATGATGGTTTCATGGGTCGGCATCTCTGGTGCGAGGGGCTGCTAGAACTCCCAAGGCGCCAACGGGCGGCACCCGGTAGCGGGTCTATCCCGATGGCCGTCAAGGAAGCCGTTGCGGCGTGTCGGGCCTCTCACGAGGCATGGCACAAGCGGCACCCTGAACAGGGCGACGCGGCTACCGGCGCCTTGCTGCGCATGTACCAGGCTGACGAAGTCGAAGACGGAGGCGGCGCTGCTTTGCTGGCGGACTACGCAGAGCATTGCGATGAGCGACGACGCGAACCACAACAGGGCGACGTGCCTGCGGCGCTGCTTGGCCGGTGCGCGGAACAGGCAACACGCGTTGCGCTGTCTCTGGCCATCCTACGCTGTCAGTGGCCTGCTTGGCCGGTGGTGACGGAGGCGGTGGTTGAGTGCGCGATTAGAATCGTTGAAGCGTCAAGTTGGACCATCGCCCGGTCATTGCGCGACCACAAGGCGCCGCAATGGAACGACGTTGCAGGACAGATATCCTACGTCGAATCCGCCATGATGCGATTGGGCGATGCCGACGGATGGGTGCAACGGTCCCAACTTCTGCGAGCTTGCCAACGTCTGGACGCAATGGCGTTGGATGGAGTCCTAGACCGACTGAGGCAAGAGGATCGGTTGATTGTGGCTAAGGTCTCAACAGGTGGCCGCTCTGGCGTGACAATTAAGTTGAAATAAGCTAGGGTTGTGAGGTCCCTTGTTGGAAAACAGGAAGCGCGGCAGTTTGCCTCCCCTTCCTTCATTCTTCAACGAGGGTCCTTA